CATCCAAGTTGCCAATCCAGAAGTTCTCGGCAAGATCACCATCACTGGCTAATGGCTAAGTATAAATTCAAGGTGGACCGCATGGGTTTCCGTGCGGGTCACACCTTTTCTGATGGCGACCTCAAAGAGGGGGTTGTCAAAACCCTGCTCTCATTCAATGCTATCGAGATCCTAGATGAGTTGGACGCTAAGAAGAACGTCGAGCCCGCAAAGTCTGGCAGTAAGTCTGGACGAAGCAAAGGATCATCTAAGGGTAGCAGGAAACGAGCAGGATCAGATGCTGACGCTTCTGATCGAAGCGGCGACTGAGCAAGCCGAGCGTGACACTGAAAGGTGTTTCGTTCAGGCAACGTGGGAACAGACACAGTACGGATTCCCCAGCGATGCTGGGGCTATCCTGCTCAACATGAGCAAGGCTGTGTCTGTTCAGTCGATTACATACTTGGATGCCGATGGTGCAGAACAAACGCTATCGACAGACGACTATGAACTCGACCTCGGCAGGAACACTGTTACCTGCCTCAACGATGATGATGGCTGGCCCGATACGCTCTCAACTGCGTCAGGACGAGACACTGTAACTGTGTCGTTCACCTGCGGCACGTCCGATCCATCAACACTTCCCAGCCTATTCAAGCACATGGTGCTGTTAGAGGTTGGGCGTGCGTACTTCGATCCTGCACAGGAAAACGGAGTCAATACGAATGATGGACGCAGTTATGAGAGTATCGTTCGCAAACTGATTCGGAGTTCATATCCGTAATGCCAAAGGTCAGTGGATTCAATCGAAAGCGTATCGGTCATCGCAACTACATTGCGAAGATCGAGTCGCCACCTGTTGCAGAAGATGACTACGGCCATGTGACCTACACTAGTGGGACATGGACGACACTCGTCAATAAGTGGCCATGCGAACTGATTGATGCGGCTGGCTCTGAAATCATCCAAGGCTTTGCTGTGAAGGCAGCAACAGACAAGGTTGCCATTGGTGACTCCAAGCAACTGTCATGCCTGAACTTAAACACAAAGTGCCGTGTGACCATACGAAACAAAGTGTACGGCATCACAGCCGTCAGAGATGTTAGCGGAGATGGGCTAACAACTCGGATCGAATTAAAGGCGATTGAATAATGGCTGGGCCATCGAAGAAGCAGGTTCTTCGTTCGGTAGAGAAGTTCATGCGTGGAAGGCAGACTTCTTCTGGCGGGACTGGTCGAGCAGGGTCAAAGGTTTCGTACACAAACCTTGCAAAGGATCTTGACGGCATCACGGACGAACTTGCAAAGAAGGTTTGCCCAACGGCAGTCGCAGCCGCAGCAACAATCGTCCGTAAGGAGGCTGTGAAGATTGTGCGTTCTGGTTCAAGGAACTCACCATCTAGCAGCAAGAAAACAAAAACAAGGGGCGTGCCGCCATTGCGTCGAATATCGTCTGGCAATGTGACGATGACCAATGCGGGCAAAGGTGCATGGTGGGGCAAGGAATTGATTAACAGGCGTGGAGGTCCGAATGGGCCATCGCTTGGTGCCCCTGGGACGATCATCAAAAAGAGGATTGAGCGAAAAGGCTACGGCCTGCATTCCTCGCAGAAGGTTGGCCCTCGGTACGAGAAGAGTCCGAAGGGCAAGAACTTCGCCCACACTCATGAACCAAAGTCTGGCAGCACTGGTGCTCCAAGTCATAAGTGGTGGGGTGCTCCAGCCAAGCGACCACTGAAAGCAAGACCGTTCATGGGTCCAGCGGGTGAGAACACAATCCCCGCACAGCGGCGAGTTATCAAGAGAACAATTCAAGGCTGGAAGATGAAGAGGCCAGACCTAGCATGAGGCCAGTCCCGCAACTAATACAACTGCTCCGAGCCGATCCAAGCGTAACAGGCTTGACTGGCACTCGGATCTACGCAGAGCATCCGCCACAGGATGATGTCCTGCCAATCGTCGTATTGTCAGTAGAGAACGTCAGAGGCTTTAGCGATACAGTCTCTGGGTGCCACATCAAGGTGTATGTCGCATCCGTTTCTGTTGACATCATCTGCGACACCCGTGGACAGTCGGAGGACATCCAAGAGGCAATCGAGGATGCGTTGATCGGATACACATCTGCCGATGCCGAACATCCAATCAATGGGATCACATCAGACGAAGGTGCATCGTGGCAACTCGTTGATCCAAAAGATGGATCAGATGAACGAGGCTACTGGTGCGAACAAACTTACTCCGTTACTTATCAGAGGATTTAGATAGATGGCAACACAAACTGGTTTAGGAACCACCTTCAGCGTTGGTGGAACTGGTGGATGTATCCGAAGCGTCACTCTTCCAGAGTTTTCGCAAGAGGCGATTGATGTTTCCTGCTTGGACTCAACTGGGTTCATGGAAAAGATCAAGGCAGGCTTGGCTGACCCAGGCGAGTGCTCTGCGACCGTTCTTTGGGAAGATAACTACACTCCTCCTACAATCGGTGACGACGGGACGCTGACGATTACGCTCCCAGATGGAAGCTCATTTGCTGGCACTGGTTGGGTCAGTGGCATCAGCCACGGATCGGCAGAGGTTGGGTCTGTCATCGAATGTACGATCACATTCACTTTCGATGGGGCGACTGGCCCCACATTTACGAACCCAGCATAAGGGGTGATTGATGAGTGACCGTAAGGTTGAACTGGTCCAGTTGTCGGGAACTAACTTGGCAACTGGACGAAAGCAGTATTATGAAATCTGGACGATCCACGTTACCGATGGAGAGGATCGGTACCTAGCGGGACGACTGGATTGGCATGATGATGCAAAGATTATCTATCTCACGCAAGTTGATCCGTTTCTGCGTAAATGGATCGACGAAGAAGTTTCAAAGCAGGTCGAGCGAGAACTGGACTCATGTGAGTTCAGGGATTTGACCAGCGTAGTTGACGAACTGGAAAGAGATAGTATCAATGAGTTTGACGAAAAAGACCTTACTGGCTGAGTTTGTTTGTTCCAAGCCTGAGAAGCTACAGGCGAAAGTCTTTGGGCATGACGTTTATGTCAAGCCAGTGTCCGAGTTTCAACGGTCACGCAGGCTTTCGTCTTTGTATTCAAAGGATGGAACTGTTGACAAGGAAGCGTTGCGAAAGGCGAGGATCTACACGATCATCGACCATCTATGCGACAAGGACGGCAATAACCTTTTTGCCGACTCTGACATCAAGGAACTGCTCGACCTTGATGCACTCAAGCTCGATGTCTTGACAAAGAAGATCGAGGAATGGGTGGAGTCCCGCGAGGGAAAGATCCTAGGCGAATAGAAAAGTTTATCAAGCACCTTGATAAGAACCATCGTCTGACATGGGTGTTCTCTATTTGCCTTGAACTTGGAATCGACGACCCAATCACTTGGATGAATAACACTCCGAGTGTGGTTGTCGATTGGTGGATTGCGTTCAAGATCCACAAGTCAGACAAGGAGCGAGAAGCGTATGAAAAAGTCTCTGGTAAAGAGAAGTCAAATACGTTCAGCGGCAGTGACACTGAAGGCCTAAGCAGATACATGAGAATGAAACATGGCGGGTAAAGATCGCATTGGGGCACTCTACTATGAAGTGATCCTCGACCCAAAGGGTTTTGCGAGGGGTGCTGCTTCAGTCAAGCGTGAAGAGGACATGCTTGTAAGGGCAGTCAAGAGTACAACCACTGCGTTGGACTCCATCACTGCCGAGATCAAGGGAGTCATCGACGCATCGCTGAAAGCCGAAGGTGAGAAAAGGGATTTGCTGCGTCGATACGCAAAGCAACTCCTAGCCGACAAGAAGGCGATGATCCAAGAGGAGCAGGACGCTAAGGATGCCGCAGCCGAGCGTGATCGACAGAGGCTAGAGGAACAGCAGGCACGAGATGCCAAGGCCACCGAAAAGAGGTTGCGTGATGCAGTCAAGCACGGCGAGCAGGTGCGTGCTGAACTCGCCAAGATCAGGGACGCAGAACTGGCCGAGTTTTGCGAGAAGCTAGCACGCATGCAGTCAGAGCGAAACTGGTTTAAGTGGAAGCTAGAATCACTCAAAAGGCATTCAAAAGCATACGTCAGAGCAAGCTCATCCCAGAGCAAGTGGCTTGGAAAGTTTCGAGCATACGGCGGGGCCCTCAAGTCATTTGGCGGGCAGCTTAGTAAGATCAATGGCGGACTCAGCAAACTTGCTGGGAACCTTGCACAAGCTGGTGGCATGAGTCCACAGATACAGGGACTCGTGCGAGCGATGGCTGCATTCGGTCCACAGGTGTTGATTGCCACCGTGCTAGTCACTGGCCTAGTTGCTGCACTGTGGAAGGCTGCTTCGATTGCTGACGCATGGATACAAAAAGAAAAGAGACTTGCGGCGGTGATGCAAGGGCGTTCTGCACTTGCTAAGGATTTGGAGAAAGACTTACGCAATCTTGCCAATACGACAGCATTCTCAGCCGACCAGTTGATGGACATGGCGATTGCACTCAAGACGGCTGGTGTTGCTACGAGGGATGTCAGGGGCATTGCCGAAACGATTGGTGCCCTCGGTGGTGGTGATGCCGAGAAGATGAAGTTCATCCAAAAGGCATACACGGATGTGCTGACAAAAGGCAAGCTGATGGGGCAAGAGGCACTCCAGTTGGCCAACCAAGGTGTTCCAATCTATCGTGCATTGGCTGGTTCGATGGGCATTAGTGCAACCGAAGCACAGAAGCTGGCACAGTCTGGCAAGATCAGTGCCGAAGAGTTCAAAAAGGCGATGGAGTATCAGGCCGAGGCCGTTGGTGGAACGGCAGCGATGGAGGCAGGCGTTTGGTCCATCGCTGGCCAGTGGGGGCAGGCGAAGAAGGCAATCTGGGACTTGATGCTCACGATTGGAGAAGAGATCCAGCCTGCACTGGTCTGGATAATGGCTGGCGTCAAGTGGCTTGCAATCGGTTTTTCAACGGTTGTAAAAGTTGTGATGAAGCTGGGTATGTACCTCTTGGCACCTTGGACCGCACTGAGGGACGCATATTACTGGCTTACTGGTCAGCAAGACCTCGCAACCGAGAAGGCCGCTGAGTATGCAGACGAGATGGCTCGTGCAAAAGCAGAGGCCGAGGCAACTGCTGCCGCACAGCAAGAGACTGCTGATGCACTGCTAGAAAAAGAGAAGGATGCGACAAGAGATCCAGAAGAGATCAAGCGGCGTGACCATCGACGCGAACTCAATAAGTTGATCGAAGAAGGCAAGATCACCAAGGAACAAGCCAAGCGGATCGTTCGCGAGCGTGGATGGCAAGAGCGTAAAGCTGAAATGGCCCGTGCAGAAGAGGCGAGGCTGAAGAGGATTGCAGAGCAGGATGAGGCACGCGAAGAGCGTAAGCGAAAGAAGGCAGAGGATGCACGGAAGAAGGCAGAGGAAGATGCCAAGAAGCTCGAAGAACTCCGAGCCGATGCCTATGAGCAAGCCGAGGCACAACGTCAAGCTGACGTGAAGCTGGCTGAAGATCAGCACAAGCAAGAACTTGATCGCATCAACGGCGAACTGGATAAAAAGATCAGCGACCGAGAGGCTGCTGACTCATCCTCTGGTGCAGCTTTTGAGGCTGGCTCTGCTGAAGAGCACCAGTTCCTTCGAGAGATGGAGATGCAGGCAAGGCGTGATAAAATGATCGAGCAGTGGGAGACAAAGGCTGATGCAGAACGCACCGCAGCAAACTCTCACCTAGTGGCAATGAGAGCAAACATCAACTCGATGGCAAACAATGACAAGAGACGCATTGCAGCCGCCGATGACCTATCAGACTTTGGGTATCCATAATGGCATGGTCGCTAGTTAGCATAAGAGAGTCCTTCGGATCGTCCTTCCAGATTTCTGGCAGCACGGACGGTGGACGATCAAGAACGAACCATACCGCAACCAGATCGTTTGTGGTCATCACCTCTGCGACTAACTTTGATGATGTCAATGAGGTTGAGGTTGGATGTCTGTCTGCACTTCCAGTTGTAAATAGGTCCACATGGGTTTCGCCTGACGGTTCTTCATACATGCCTTATGCGGTATGTAGATCAAAGTCTGTGCAACGAAGATCAGACAATGGACTTGTCTTTGATGTCACCTGCGAATATGAAACTGGCGATGTCGATGCAGAGCAATGTGTAGCAGCACCTCCAAGCAGTCTAGACGAGATCACCCCTCAAGTAACTGCGAACATCGGCAGCTATGACAGGGCACTCTATACCGACAAAGCTGGGAAGCAGTGTTGGCAGTATGAGGGAACGAACACTCCGTTCGGTTCGCCAGTGATGGAGAAGATCCCGACACTTCAACTAGTCGTCGAACAGTTTGAGGCGTCGATCACCTTTGAGCAAATGCTTGAGCGGTCGTTCAAAGTCAACAACGGAACGTACAGGAACAAAGGTGCTGGTCTGTGGATGATTGGTGCGGTCAAGGCAGTTGAGCAGGACGTTCAGTTGTCTGGCGGACCAACTACGGCTGTGAAGGTGACATACCCAATCTCGTTGTCAGAGAGGTTCTTCTATCCTCCTGGCAAGGCAGTTGCCGATGGCAACAAAACAATCTATGGGCATGAGACGGTCATACCATTGGTTGACACATCGTTCGTCAATGACGATGGCGAAGTGGTACCCTATATGTCTGAGAGCGGCAAGGTAATCAGCGGATACATCAATACGGATGGAACCAAGCGTGAACCTGCTGATGACGTTGATAAGCGGCCAGACTATCTGAGGTTCAAGACGTTCGACTCGATAAACTTCAGTACCTTCCTACAGGCATAGAATGAACGCTCGCAGGACACATGCGTTGATTAGGGACTTGTCTATCGAAAGATCAGACAAGAACGCTAAAATCTCAGGCATGTACGATGGGATGGAGGGGTTTCTGATGAAAACAGGAGCTAATGGCATCCCAGCCAGAGAGGACACAACCGCTGGCAAGGAGAAGTGCAAGCTGTGCATGATCAACAATGCTGGAACGATTGTTGAGACAGCCAGTGAGATCATCGTCTATAACCCATTCAGTACACCAATATCTCAAGACACATACATTACAGTTAAGGTGATCAATGGTGCTCAACTTGTTGTTGACGCCGAAGATTGCCAATAAGGAGGAGGCTCATGCCTTTTTACACCACGGGATACAACACCACTTCGGCTGGTACAGAGATCACCTCTATCTGCCCACCAAACGGCGACATGATCCCAGTCGTGCGTGGGTTCAAGTACCGCAACGGTGCGACCATTCACAAACTCTACTTCTGCTCACCGCTTGGC